ATAAGCTGTGCATCTGACATAGCTATTTTCGTCTTCTGCTTGTTAGCATAAATTTTACTTCCAGCAGAAACGGCTAATTTAATTGCCGATAACCACATGTTAGTACCAAGTAGCTTTTACAGGTTTTTTATCAGCTCTTAAAGCTTTAGTTCCTTTTACAGTAACTACTTCTGCTTTAGTGCCGCTCGTCATAGGAATAGTAACTCCGCCTGTTGCATAACCATCAGCTCCAGCTCCTAGTTCTTTTACAACTTTAGGGTCTTTATTCATAAAACCTGAACCTTTAGTCCAATCTTTGCTCATAATGTTTCTCCTTGTTAATATTATAGTTAATTTTTCTTAAAATTTCTACCGAAATCGTGTCTTTTACTTTGATCTGACATTTGTTGTTTAGCAATTGACACTCCTGCACGTAGTCCAGCTAATTCTTCGTTTTGTTCTAGCTTTTCATCGTGTTGTTGGTCGTTCATCATAGCTCTCATAGTGTCTAAATCAAGTCTAGCTTCATTATTTGAATTTCTGTCTTGATCAGCTCTAGCTTTTAAGTCTAATTCTCTAGATTTTAGTTTAAGTAGTGGATCACCACCTACTTCACTGCTAATTTTATCTTCTTCTTTAGCATAATCTATAGTCATTTCTGCAATCAACACTGCTTTTCTAGCTTCGATCGCATCTGTAATCTGTTTTATACGTTGTTGACTTTGCATAGCCATTGGATTTTGTTGCATCATTTGTGGATTTTGCATTAATGGTGCTAATTGTTGTTGAATCATTTTTAATTCTTGCATTTCTTGAACAAATTCTATTTGTACTTGCTCTTGTGCCATTAAACTAATGTGTTCAAGTATGTTTTTTTGTAAACCCATCATAGCCATTGGATTATTTTGCACCATAGAGATTGACATGAAACTTAAATGAGCATCAATATGTGCTTTATGGTCTTGACCAGGAAAAGCTTGAAAAGGTTTACCACTAATAGACAAAATATGTTCTAAACTTGGGTCCATTGGTTGTGGTTGTTGTGGAGGTGGTAAAATTGCGTTTATATTTTTAATACCAAACGCTTCATACATAGATCTATACGCTTGATACATATTATGCATTTTAGGATTTGATTGTGCAAGTTGTAATTGTGCTTGAGCCATAGAAATTCTTTGTGTTTGAGAATAAATGTTTGGATCTGCAACAGGTAGAATATCTATCTTGTCATCAAAGTCTAAAACTTTAATATTTCTTTGTGCACCTGGAACATCATAAGGATATTCTGGTGGTAAATAAGTTTTAAATACTTCTGCTAGTAATTTAAATTCTGATTTTAAACCAACATACAATCTTTTGTGAATTGCTGACATTACACGAGAGCCACGCTCTAATAATGCAACTGTTGTTCCAACTGCAGCTTGTTGATTCATATCTCCTACCTGTGAATCTGCAATACTTGCAAATCTTTGAGCAGACTGAACACAAATACCCATTAATTGTAATAGTGTTGCATCAGGACCTTTAAAAGGTAATTGCATAAACTGATCTTTAATATTTCCACCTGGTACATCTACATCTCTGAACTCACCAGGTTGTAATGGCTGTGCATCGTCTCTCATTCTAACGCCTCTAGTTTTAAAACCAGCAGGTAAGTTAGCTAAAGTTCCAGCATCTAATAATTGTCTTAATGCAACAGTAGCTGTACGTGATAAACCACCAATCATATGAATTAAACCTAAACCATAAAAACCCATACCTGGTAAAAATTTAAAATGTACAAAATAATCTTTTTTCTTTTTTAATTGATCTTCTGCTTCAAAGTTTCTTCTAATAGATAAAATTTTTCCATTCGCTTCATCCATAGTAATGATGTAAGGCAGTTTAATTCCAGTGGGCTCACCATCTTCAGGATTCACATCTTCATATCCTTCCAAATCTACGTTGACATGCATTTCTAAAATTGTGTACATGTCTTCACTACCATTTTGAGTAATGCCTTCTAATTCTAATTCTTTTTGTTTTAATTGATTTTCTGTAACCGGCGGTTCTCCCAAATCAATGTCTTTGTAAAAGCCATTGATTTGTTGTTTACGTAAATCATTTTGAGAAATACGTATAACATGGATTACAGCTTCCGCATCTTCTAATGAGGTAGCAGAGTACGGCACCACTAAATCGTCAGCGGGTATAAATTTAGAAACAGCCCTACCTAAAAGATCATCATAGTAAACTTTCTTAAAGGTAGAACCACTTAGGGGTAGATAGAAAAGCATTTGATCAAACTCTGGTTCATACTCTTTCATCTGATCCATAATTTGATAATTCATAAAATCTTTAACACGTTTAGATTGCTCTTCTTTAGGAACATTAATATCTCCTAAAATTTGAGTTCTAACCGGACCTTCTGCAGGTAATAATTCTTTGTAAGCTTGTGCTTGAAATTGTGTTACGGCTTCTGCCAACACTGGGTGAGTAACTGAACTTGCACCTCTAAATGGTTCTGTTCTAGTTATATATTTAAATCCAAGTAGACTTAATCCTTCTTTATAACTTTCTTCCCAATCTTGTCTTGACTGTTTGTAATCTTTATATTTGTCCATTAGTTCTGAACCTAATGAATCTAAATCTTGATCATCTATAAATTCTGCTAAGTTAGCATTGTGGTCTTGACCCCCTTCAGGATCTGTTTCATTTGGATCAAAGTTAATAGTTGCACTACCATCTTCTTCCATTTCAATTTCTGTTTTTCCATCCATTGATGTATCAGTAACAGCTTCAGTAGCATCTACTGTTTCTTCCTCTGGAAGATCTATTTCAATTGGATTATTTGGTAAACTTTTGTCTATTTCAGCCATGGGCTATTCTATCCTCTATTCTTGATTGATTCAACACCTGAAAGGTGTGTATCAGTTGTTTTGTTAAAAGTCAATGTTGGTGTCATCCATCAACATATCGTTGTATATTCCCCTATCGTAATCACTCATTTGATTCATTTTCTCAATCTCATTTTGTGCAAATTCATAATAGTCTTTTCCTAATCCTGCCGCTGTCATTGTTGCGCCGATCGGTGTTAGTGATCTAGCTAATTTTGCTCCACCTAATAATGAGCCTAGTCCACCACTAAATGCACTACTTCCCATTAAACCTAATCCTGCTGTTTTATCTGCTACCGCTTCTAAAATATTATCACCACCTTTTAAATTTTCACTTATCTCATATGCTGCGTTTGCTGCACCTACAGCTGGTGCTGCTAAAGTTTTTAATAATCCTTTTAACATAGTATTACCAGCCGTTGTTAATCCTGCTCCACCAATTGCTGCTGATGCTACAAGTGGTTCGGGATTGTTTGATGCCCAATCTAAAAGACCGGATTGAGATTCAACATCGTCTGTTCCTGGTTTAACAATTGCACCTATTTCAGAATTATAAACTGGTGTTTCATTATCAGGTTGATCTGCTAAAGCATAAGATCCTCCAGCTAAAGTTGCTAAACTAGCTAAAAGCCCAACTCGACCTCCTTTTAATGATATGTTTTTAAAACGATCTTTAATGGTATTTTGAAAATTAGGGTTATCTAATTTTTTTGATATATCTACAATTGAATCTTTATTTGCAGGAACTTCAAAAGAATAACCAGTTTTTTTATAATGTGCATCAAATAAATCTTTATATTGATTATATACTTTTTTATTTTTAATTGTTTTAGAAGGTGGTTCAAAAGATAATTTTAAACCTTTTACTTTTTTACCAGATGTTCCAATGTTTGCTTTTTTTTCAAATTCATTTATTTTTTTATTATACTTTGTTTGTTCTTCTATTCTTAAAGGATCATCCTTTGATAATGTTAATAATTTTCTTTCTAACAAACTTTTATTTTTATCAATTCCTAATCCTTTTACATTTTGATTAAAATCATTATCTATTACTTGACCAAAAATAGCGTAAGGTCCAGAACCCCTTCTCATGCTAGCAGTAATACTACCTAATTCATCAACAGCAATTTTGCCTTTTAAGTCGGGAACAATATTATTTATTTTACCTATTATATCTCCTCTTATTTTAGCAATATTTTTTGGTAAATTTAATAATTTTGTTAAACCTCTTTCATAATAAAGTCTTGATTTGGTACCTTTAGTTTTAAACATATCACCAATATTTGTTTCTAAATAATTGTTAGCAAGTTTTTTATATTTAGTAGGAGCTTTAAAAAATCTAATATCTCTATTTCCTTTTAAAGTATTTGCTAAATCAACAGCTCTTCCTTCTGCTACTGAAATATCTGATTTTAAAATGTTTTTTATTTGATTTTCTGTTGGAAATTTACCTTGATCTAAAGTTTTTATAATATTTTTGTTGTTTAAAAGTTTTTTAACATCTTTATCTACTAGATTAGCTGAAGTAGCTCCATATCCTGTTGGTAAATTAATATTATTTTTTTTTAAATAAAAATCTAAAGCTTTATTACTATCTTTTCCTGTAGTTGCTTTAAAATGTTTTCTAACTTCGTTTCTGGTAGGAAGAGATCCTTTTTCTTTTTTAAAATCTTTTATATAATTTTCTATTGCTTTTAATCTTACTGGATCATCAATTTTTTTTATATCAAAGCCTTTATATTTACCAGATCTTATATAAGATCTTCTTGCTGAATCTCCTTCGTCATATTGTTTTTGAAATTTTTTTATATTATTTTTTTGTGTTTCAGTTAAAGGAATAGAGTATTTACCGGTATTGGGATTATTTCTAATTTTATATCTCATTTGACCAGACTGGTCTGTATATTTTAAACCCGTTTTAGCTTCGTAAATATCTACTAATTTTTGTTGTTGAGGAGTTAGAGGATTAAACTCACCTAAATATCTACGAGTTCCTATTGTTTTAGCCACAGTCCGCGCCTACCTTATCGATTTGAAGTCTACATCAACTTTGTTGTAGTCTACCATTAGATAACCGCTGTCATGTTTAACAGAAGCCCATGGTACTTCGTGAGCCATTACTCCTTGATAAACTGTAGGATCGTTTAGATATGTAAAGTTGTAGATGTTAATATCAGATTTAGATTTTCCAACTAACTCAATGTTATCTTTTAATCTTATATCACTAAAACCTAAACCACCAAAACCTCCGCCTCTATCAGAACTATTTCTTCCGGAGCTTCTAGAGCCTCCACCACCCATATCTCTTCCACCACCTTGTCCACCACCGCCGCTAGACTTACTACTAGACTTACTACTAGACTTACTACTAGACTTACTACTTTTACTTGAACCACTCCAACCTGTAGAAGTGTGTGGGTTAGGATTTCCTCCAGTGTATCCTTGTTTCTTACCATAAGAAGAATTAGGATTAACCGTAGACGCTCCAGATTTAGAATCATTTTTAGAAGCATTTTTATTAATATTATTTTCTTGTTTATCAAGGTTATTTTGTATCTCTCTAGTTTCTTTTCTAGTTTTTGTTGAAGCAATTTGTTTTTCAATTTCTTTTTGTACTTGTATATTTTTAAATTTGTTAATACCCAGAGTACCTAAGAATGAAAATGGATCACTAAAGCCTAAAGTTTTAAGTGCTTTACTAGTGATAGCATTTGTACCCATTTTTGCTATATCAGAAAGACTAAAATTTAAAGCTTTGTCAACTAAACCTGCTAGTATTCCTTCAGCTTCTTTTTTTTCTGCAAAAGAAGGAGTATACTTACCACCAAACGGATCTTCTACGTTTGGATCTTGAGCAAGTCCAATACTTGGAGGTGCATTTAATATTCCTGTTTGGTTTGTTAGGTCTGGTGCACCAGTAATTTGAAAATCACCTATGTTACTTGGTTTAGAAAGATCTTCAATTGATATTGATTCATCTACCATAGTAGATGGACCGGCAATGTCTCTCATGTTTGGTCTATCTATTGTTGTAATACCACCTGTAGGTGTTGAAGTTATTTGACCTCTGTTTCTGTCTGTAATTCCTCCAACTAATCCTTGTTCTTCAGAAACTATTCTTGAATCATTGAAAGGATTTCCTCTGTCAATAAAATTTTCATTAACAGATATTTCTTCTCCTGCAATATCTCTCATGTTAGGTTTACCAAATCCTGTACTTCCTAATTCTTCAGAAACTATTCTAGAATCATTTAAAGGATTTCCTCTGTCAATTATATCTTCATTAACAGGTAATTCAGTTCCTGCAATATCTAACATGTTAGGTTTGTCTGATGAAATTATTTTTTCTAATGTAGTTTTAGGAGTTATCTGACCTCTCATGCTTTCTTGACCTGATAGATCATTCATAGCTTTTATTTCTTCTAATGTTAAATTTCCTTTATCTGCATTTGCAGCAGCGATACCTAAATCAATATAGTCTATTGTATTTCTATCTTCAAAGTCGCCGCCTCCACCGCCTCCGCCGCCTCCACCTGAAGGAGGTGGTGTAGTTGGTGGTGTAGTTGGTGGTGTTGTAGTTGGTGGTGTGTATAAATTTAATCCTGATAATCGATCCGCGATCTCTTGGTCAGTATAACCATACGAGTTCATCGAGCTATAAATAGCTAATGCTTCACCTGTTAAAGGTGAACCGCCCATAAACAACCCTTGTCTTGTAGGTATCATCATAGAACCAATCCCACCGCCGTTCGCGTACATCATATTCTCTGTATCTGGTGGTACATATTGATCGTGATACTGATGATAAGTTTTATCTCCGTAAGTCATTCCACCTTGTGCTAAATTTTTTATGGCAATCATTAGACCGCCGTTTTTGTAACCTTGTGCCATAGCTTCTTTTACAGCTTCACCAAACTCATAGCCTTCTTCATCCATAAGTTGTTTAACTACTTCACTGATATCTGATGGTGTGTATTCTTCGTCCATTAATAATAAGTCCTGTTGTGTGGTATTGAAACTTCGTCCCGCTCATCTTCTGGATGGCCAACGAATCCTCCTTGTCGGAATCTCATTACCGCTTGTGTCATACTATCCACCAAATCATCATGATCTCCATAAGGAAATGATGCACACTCTTCAATCACCTCTTCTGCGAACTTTTCGTCCGGCGCCCAAATTTGGCCACTCTCAAAGAGAGGGGACACAGCGTTAACTCTAGCATGTTTATCGTTACCTTTGCTAGGAGTGTAATTTATAACAGGTATACCCATTTTTCGCAACTCATATGTTAGTGGTAATCCTGAAGCTTTAGCCTCCACGATCACCGATTCTGGTTTCCAATAATCATACTGTTCTTTAGCTAGTTTACGAAGTTCTGGAAACTCTAGTCTATCCTTAATCGCATCGAGTAAAATTAAGTTCGGAGCGGCGTCATCGGATTCATGAAATACTCCCCAAGTAGTTATAGCAGAATAGTCGGCAGTTTCTTTTTTTAAAAATGCAGTATCATAAGATTGTATGACATGTTCTAATCTTGGAATATAATCACGGTCCCATTTCCGCCACCATTCTCTTTTGATTAATGAACCTTCTTCAGAAGTTGGGTTTTGCATCCATTGTGCATTCCATTTACCCACGCTCAACGATGCTTTAACAGATTCTAATTCAGGAAGTTTCCAATACTCAGGCCATACAGGTTTATTACTTGGTAGTATTGCAGGAAACTCAATTATCTCCCACTGATCTGATTTTAATTCTTTTTGAGATTTTAATAACATACCTGTCAAATCTTTCATATTCCATCTAGTCATAACCACAACGATTGCTCCACCAGGTTGAAGACGTTGACGAGGACCTGATGTATACCACTCGTAAGCTCTTTCCATTGCAGTCATATTAAGTGCGTCTTGCTCAGAGTGTGGGTCATCAATTATAAGTAAGTCCGCTCCACGGCCCGTTATCGCAGATCCAACACCGGCTGCATAATATTCACCACCTTGTTCGGTTTCCCATTTACCAGCTGCTTGACTATCCTCTCTAAGTCTTGTTTGGAACACTTGTTTATATTCTTGACTATCCATTAGAGTCTTAGCTTTACGACCAAAGCGGATCGCGAGTTCAGTTGTGTGGGTCGTTTGGATTATTTTTAAATTAGGTCTACGTCCTACCATCCAAGCAGGAAGTAAGAACGATGCAAACTCTGACTTGGTATGTCTTGGTGGCATATTTATAATTAGTCTTTTAATTTCGCCTTTTGCGAGTCTATTAAACTTGTCAGCAATTTCTTTGTGGTGTTTACCTTCTATAAATTCTGGCCATACATGTTTAACAAAACTCAAGAAGTCATCGTGGACTTTGGATTTGGTTTTCTTTTCAGAAAGCTTTAATGCAAGCTTTAGAAATTGTTTTTTAACATCAGGCGGTAATCTGTTTAGTTTATCTTCATCCATAAAAATTTTTTGTAAAATTTTTTTATAATATTTTTTGACACCCTTTTATTCTCATTTTGGTTTTATACCATGTCTATGTCTAAATCCAACCTTATATACTAAATTATTTTGTGACTCCTAGCAAAAAGGGGTGGTGGGGGGTTTGTTTTTATAGTTACATGCAAATCGCTAGGGACCCCTCGAGGCGGGGCGGGTGGGCCCGTTAGGTTACAAGTTGTATAAGTTATTGGGGTGGGCCCGCCCGCGAACAGGAATATCTGCGAGCTATGCAGTTATTGCATGGGATAATGTGGGATAGTGTATGCACATAGTGCATACACCATTAGATTGTATTAGTCTAGTAAAGTATAATACTCATCAGTAAAGTTCTTTTGAAACCAAGTGATACCCTTTTGCATAAGTGTATAATCCTCGGTTCGTTCTGCACCAATGATTGTATCATAGATTGCAACAGCAAACGCAGGCAACTGACACGATTGAGTAAAACTCTCATCACTAAAACGATTGTGTATTGTCATCATCTTAGTCGGTTCCTTACCCATAAAGCATTGGTCAAATGGTTTAGGTATTGTGTATTGTTTGTTATTGTATGTTATGTTCATTCTCACTCCTTTATTGTTATGGGATAATATAACATTATTCCCTTACATTGTCAACCCTTTTAATTGTATTCCATTTATAGTCTGGGTTGTATTCACTTGTTTCAACTACTTTCTCATAACCTCCACTTTCTCGCCTGTGTCTGATAAACTCAATCGGTCGACCTTGCTCAATATTATTCATGTTAATATTAAGCCAATCATGTTTGCAACCTTGACTACAAAAATATTTATCTGAGTCTGGTGGAGTCCAACCATATTGATTTTGATCTGCGTCTAGTGTTGCATACGCATACTTACCACGAACAACCCCACGAGATTTTAAAAATCTATCTTGTGTGGTTTTAGTATGACAATTTGGGCCTTGGCAAAAATGTTTATTAGGCATTAATTAACACCTCCTGTTATCCATATCTGACCTGTTGCACATCTATAATTATCTGCGTCTAAATCATAGTAAGTCATGTATCTTAACTTGTTTGATATCTTATCTCGGACAACCTTACACTTATGATCCCATTTTGCTTTACGAGTTATTTGTCTTGTAGTCTTGCCGTCTTTTAGTTTTTTTCTCTCAACTCCATTGTGTGTAAATGGTCTATATGTAATTATAAATTTACTACCAATGTTTAGTGTATCTTCTATTTTCATTCTCACTCCTTTGTTTATATATGGGATTATATAATATATAATCCCATATGTCAAACTTTAATTTAGACTTTCTTCATATTGTTTTCTTGCCAATATTTTAGCCTCTCTTGTATTAGCTGATTGTTTATTCTTCATGCCTTTAATCATACTAGCCAAATTACTAGGATTATAAATTGTCAAGCCTGTTGAGTTAGTTCTAATTAACTCGGCCTCATCAACTTGTATTCCAAGTTCAGTTGCAAGTTCAATACCCTCGCTTAGATATCTGTATGCTTTCAATCCAATCTTTAATTGGTCGCATTGTTTTTGAATTGTATCAATCCATGTTTGGTGTTTAGATACAACATTAGCTT